CAACACCCAATAGGAAAGTTTTTAAAATTAGAGGAGGATAGCAAAGGACTATTCGCAGTTGCTAAGCTAAGCACAAGCACAAAGGGAGAGGACGCATTAAGGGATTATGAGGAGGGAATAATAAAAGAACATTCAATAGGCTTCCAATATATGTCCGATAATGTTAAATGGATAGAGCAGGAAGGAAAAGAGGGGTACTACCAAATTCAAGAAGTAAAACTATTTGAAGGTAGTGCGGTGACATTTGGCTCAAACGAATATACAGAGGTTCTAAGCGTAGGAAAGAGCGAAGACCATATATCTGCATTAGATAAACTTACAAATGAAATTAACGTTGTTACAAAGGCCCTTATCAATGGAAGAGGGACTGATGAAAGAATGTATAATTTAGAAATGAAATTAAAATATTTAAACTCACGTTTAGTTGACCTTGCAATGACTAAATCTAATACACCAAAATTAGAGGAGGTTCAGCAAATCAATATTAAACAGGGATTTAATTGGAGCAAAGTAGATAACTTACTTTCTACAAAAGCCGTTTATGCTGACTATCCGCAACAGGCCGTTAATAATGCTAAAAAAGGTATCGAACTAAACAAAGAAGTCAATAACAAATGTGCAACGGATGTTGGAAAGCAAAGGGCACAGGATATTGCAAACAAGAGGGGATTATCTTTAGATGTTATTAAAAGGACTTTTAGCTATTTATCAAGAGCAGAAGAGTATTATGATGCTAATGATACAAAAGCTTGCGGAACTATCTCCTATCTATTATGGGGTGGTAAATCAATGAAGGCCTGGGCAGAAAGTAAGATTACAGAATTAAACAAAGATTAATATAAATTAATTAGAAATGGAAAATCAAAACATTACACCAGAAGAAATGGTGTCAAAATTTGAAGGTAAAATTGAGGAAGCAACAAAGGGGTTGGTTTCATCTGATGAAGTGGCTCAGCTAAAAAGCGAGTTGTCAAGCATTAAAGAATTAGCAGAAAAGGATAACACTTTGGAGCTTAAATCAAAATTTGTAGAATTGGAATCATCTGTAAAAGGACTTAGAGAAGCATCTAAGAATGCTCCTGTAAAAAGAAAGTCATTAGTTGACTTAATTAAAGAGAAGGCTGATAAAATTTCAGAGGTTGTTAAATCCGGTAAAGGAAAGGTTGAAATTTCTTTAAAGGCTCAGCAAGACCCAGCAGATATTGGAACTCGTGATGACTATGCAACTTTCTTAGCAGGAACTATTAAAAAGCCTGTAAGAGCAACAAGAATAATAGACCTTTTTAGAAGAGTAAATGTTTCTACTGAATACATTAAGTACAGAGAGCAAAATGCGGTAACAAGAGATGCTAAGGTTGTTGTTGCGTGCGCAACTTCTACTTCTACAACTAAAACTACTTGGGTTAACAGAACAGTTCAAATTCAAAAGATAAGAGACTTTGTTGACATTTGCATTGATATGATTGATGACTATTCTTTTGTAGCAAGCGAAGTTGAGCAGTTAGTTAATGAATCAGTTAAATTAAAGGAGGAAGCAGAGATATTGTTAGGCTCTGGAAACATTCTTTCTATTGATGCAATTGCTTCTGAATTTGATGCGGCAAACGTTTTAGCACCTTTTACAGGAGCTTTTCAGTCTGCAACATTGGCTGAATTAACGGCTGCAATGAAGGCGCAAATCTTCACTTTCGGACAAGAAAACTCTTGGGATGCTGATACAATCGTAATGAATTACAACGATTTTGTTAAGTTCATGCACCAGAAGAACAGTGAGAACGATTACCTTTTACCAAACTTTGTTATGCAAGGAGATGGAATATTAAACGGTATGAAGATAGTTACAAGTCCATTGGTTACTGCTAATTCTCTTTATGTTTTTGACTCTTCTAAAGGAGAAATCTTAGACAGACAGGGAGCTACATTGGAAATGTCTTATGAAAACAATGATAATTTCGAGCACGAAATTGTTACTTTAAAAGTTGTTGAAAGATTACAATTCCACGTTGCACAAATTAACCAGGATGCATTCATGAAGTGTACTAACATTTCTACTGCATTAACTGCAATCACTGCATCTTAATAAATTAGAGCCATGAGCAAAGTAAAATTAATAAGAGATTATAACGGTAAAAAGAAAGGTTCTGTAATTGATGTTTCAGAGCAGGAGCAATACTTTTTATTGACTAATTCAATTGCAGTTTTATCGGACTGTGGCTCTAAGTGTGAGGAGTGCGAAGATTGCAAAGGCAAAAAGAAAAAAGCACCTAAAAAAGCGGTAAAAAAACCAAAGGCCTCTGCTAAAAAGTAGAGGTCTTTACTCAAAGAAATATGAGCATATTAGGGATTACATACGATAATTTTGGAAAAGGTAAGTTTGAGCTACATCACGGGATGTATGAGCAGGCTAAGATACAGGCATATATTGACAAATATGAAAGACAATACTTAGTGAAGTTATTAGGTGTTGAGCTTTTTAATGAGTTTGTTGCCGACCTTAGCAGTAATGTTCCGCAGTCTGCAAAGTATCTTAAAATTTACAATCCATTTGAGTATGATAATGTTAATTGCAATATTCATATTTCGGAGGGAATGATTGACATGATTAAAGGTTTTATTTATTATCAATATTTAAAAGACTTAACAAACAATGTTGCGGTTTCTGGGAATGTTCGCCCAATGGGTGAGAACTCAGAGAATGTTAGCACGTTAAATTCAATGATTTATACACGTTATAATGATAGTGTAAGGACTTATAAGGCCATACAGTATTACATCTGTGACTTTAGTTCAGACTATCTAAAATATAACGGAATAAGCATTGGAATGGCTTATTGGTTATGATAGAGGCAAGTGAATATATAAGAGGCTTAGTATCGAATATCGATAACAGTTTAGTTGGAAAGCATGATGCCTCCACTAACAAGACTTTTGTATGTAACACTAAATGGGCAAGAGTTGGAAAGGTATTAACAGATTCATTAGATAGAAAATTTAAAATAATCTCTATTGGTTATGATAAATTTATTATTGCATCTCCTTTAAGCGGAGGCAGTGAGGTGTTAGATGGAACTTTTTACTTGATAAATCCATTCTTTATTACGGGAACAAAGAAGGCTACTAATATGGAGTGGACTTTGGCAGATAGTAACCTTGAAAACAAATTACCATTAGTTTGGTTATTAGAGGTTATTGGAGAAACCGGATACGGAAGGAGCTCAAGTATTGAGAAGGACATAGAAACAAAGTTGTTCTTTTTAGACGAAACCGACCCAAGCCAATACTATACAAAAGACCATCGCGAGCAGGTTGTAATACCAATGCAGAAGTTAATGTTGGAGTTCTTAAAAGTAGTTGATAATGATAGGATGTATCAATCAGTGGAAAATTACCGTTATAAAACTTTCTCCCGTTTTGGTGTAGAGCAGGAGACAGGTGTTATTGAAAATATATTAGATGCAAATTTGTCGGGGGTTGCATTTGAGGTTACACTAACTCGATATAAAGAAAATTGTAAATGTTAAAAGATAAAAGATTATGATTGGTTGTAATTGCGATGCAGGTTTGTCCAATACGGGGAGACCTAACTGTGTGCCAATATTTGGTATCACTTCAAGTTTTATTATGGTTCCTCTAATAGCGACTGACGGAACAAGAAATGGTATAGATTTATCAAGTGCACTACCAACGTGGAGTACTTTGGTAAATGAAGCGGACTCAAGCAAGAGATGGTTTCCACTTCCTGCCTTTGAAAATGTTGAACTACCAAAAGCAGACTCACAATTTGAGGAGGCTAACAGTGGACGAATGGTATTTTTAAGACAAGGTAAACGGTCTTTTTCTGGTGAGCTTTGGGCAGAAGATTCAACACCGACTTTCTTAGGGAAGTTACAAATGAACAGATGTGTTGATTTTGGGATGTTTATTGTTGATGTTAACGGTAATTTAATTGGAAGTGAGGAAGGTTCTTTCTTATATCCAATACCTGTTGACAACCCGAGTTTTGACCCTAAGTTCTCATTTGCTACTGATTCAACTGCTCAAAAAATTATGTTAGGTTTCGACTTCGACAGATTATTTGATGAGTCTACAATGTATATGATTAACGTTACTGAGGCAGGACAAGACTTCACTAAGTTAGAAGGATTAAAGGATGTAAACATTCTTAGTCTTGCGGTATCAACTACTGTTGGAACTTTCTCTGCTAAGTTAGATTATGGAACTGCGGTTAATAAGATAATCTATACAGGAGCAACGGCAACTGCTAATTGGAGCATTAAGAACATTACTCAAAATGTAACTTTTGCACCGGACTCTGTTACTGAGAACCCAGATGGAACGTATTCTTTAGACTATTCAGTTGGTGGAACTGCTTCTGCTTCTGATGTTTTAGAGGTAAGCGTTGCAAAAGTAGGTTTTACAGGTAAAGCGAAAGCAACAGTATAATGGATATTGTAATTGGGAGGCATAGTTTTAATTCAGAGATATTAAAAACCATATCAAAAGATAAGGCCTTAAAAAGCTATAAGTCTATTGGTAAGGATATAATTGAACAGGCATGGAACCAAGCCAATCCCAAAAGGACCAAACGGAAGTCCTCAAAAAAAAC